CTATAAGATTTTATTTTGCTTGCGGAAAGCCTAGGAAGTGACATTTTTAATTTTCGATTAAATTCCAGAGAGTGTCATCAAACAGTGATGATTTTACTAGAGTCTTTATATCAGAGTTTTCAGGTTTGTCTCCTGAATATTTCACTTTTCCGCCTCTTTTTTTGTATTCTCTTAAAATAAATAAATTTTTCACATAAGAATTTTTTTCTCCAAATTTTCTATCTGCAATTTGTTTTACTTGAGAATATTTTTCCTTATCCAAATAATCTACTTCAGCGAATGAGAACTCAATAGGTTCTTCTTTGACATTTTCGAGATCTTTATCTAGAGCAATTATTTCTTCTTGAGATGGAAGATTATCAAAATCAAAAATATCTTCTTCTCCCACTATTTCGTTTACAGGCTTACTAGACCACATTTTACAAGACCAATAGTTAGCTTTCCATTTAGGACCTGGGCTATCACAATTATGTCTTGCTCTATAGCTTTTACGTCTTTCTGGATCATCCCTTTTAATAGACATATTGGGGTCTCCGAATTTTACCATGACGACATTGCCTTTGTCATTCTTTACGTACACACCAAATTTTTTAGCACTTCCACCGGGAAGTCTGAATGGTTTATTCAAAGTTTTATTTTCGTTTTTCATATTTAATCTTGATTTACTGTATACACCAAAAGGAGGAACTAAAAACTTATAGATTTTTTTATAATGATTTATGCCACTCTATAATCTCTTGTTTTTTCATATCTCCAAAATCTTTCTTATAAGGAAGTTTTACAAAAATAGAATCAGGACTAAAGAATTTAGATAGTTTATATTTAATGCCCAATGCAGCTTCCATTCCCCTGTTAGTTGCAGAATCTATATCATTATTAGTTGAAATAATAATTTTATCTAAATTACTTTTTATCAGAGTAAGTATTACAGGCTTTGAAACACTTAATCCGAAAAGCACTAAAAAGTTTTTTATACCAGCCTCATAAAGAGAAAGAGCGTCTCCAATACTTTCCACTAAAATTACACACCTTGAAGATTCAATATCAGAGTGCGCGAGTTTATAAGGGTAAACAAAATTAGCCTTTCTACCTAGTATTTTCCACTTGGGTCTTTGAGAGTTAGTATACAAATCTCTACCAGCGAGACCTATAATTTTTTCTCCTTGATAGATAGGAAAAACAAATCTGTTATTTAACTTTCCATAAGTCTTTACTCCTCCCCCAAAATCTTTTATAGTTTGTTCTGAAATACCTCTATTTTTATAGAATGTATACCAAGGCATTAAATCTTTTACAAAATCAGAGTCAAAGAATTTGTCTTGAACTATTTTAGTTTCTTCTTCTTCTTCCTGAGCATTGGCAGAACTATCGAAATACTCGTCTCTTAAAAAGTTTTTAGCATCCTTTTCATTTATATTCAAGGTTATCATTGCTAACTTTACAAGAGGACCCGATTGACCAGTAACGAAATCTGTAAACCATCCACTTTTAGTATTTACGCTTAAAGATGAACTAGCACTATTTCTATAAATAGCTTTCATTCTTAGGTAATCAGATCCAGATTTCTCTGGAGAATATCCCATTTTCTTGAGTAGCTCTACGATCATATAAAGTCTCCTTTAGTATATTTTTTATTATTTGCAACTTCTATTTGTCCTAATCTTTTATTAAATACATCTTCTGCACTACCACACTCCATAACCTTAAAGTTCTCAACTTTAAAATTAATGTAATTTTCTACAAAGACATCTCCATCTTGAGTAGATCTCTTTACATAGTTGTCTGCTCCCATAGCCTCTTCACCTTGAACACGAGCTCGAACTTCGATAAGTTTATGAGTTCCGAATTCTTTACCCCCTTCTCCAATTTCCTCAGGAGTTTTCTTCTCTAGTCTATACATATTAGAACAATGCCACTCAATCTGAGAAGACATTGCTGTACCTCCACTACGATTAGTCTGTACGGCTGTTAAACCTGCTGTCCTTGGCAATGAAGATACAAGTTTTTTTAGCTTGTCAGTCTTTTGACCAAGAAGCTCATATCCTTCGAATGCATTTGTAATATTTTCTTGAGTGGATTTCAAATAGTCGTAAATGAGCAATACGTTCTCTCCATTCTTTACATTTTGAACATACCATCTTTTAGCAATAGATATTACTTCATCAATAGATTTATTAGCGACGTATTTATGATGAACTCTTCCCTTGTATTTTTCTAGGGAATTTAAAGCTGCATATACTTTATTTTTATCGACTGGATTATTCAAGAATTTACCAGTTTTAATTTTATATTCATTAACGCCAGAAATAGCAGAAAGATTTCTAGCGATAATACGATCTGTTTCAAGCTCTGTGTCTAAAACTAATGCTAGACAATTATTCTCTGCAAGACCAGCGACTTCATACGCTAGGAAATTTACAAACGTACTCTTGCCAACTTTAGGTCCAGCTGCAATAACAAACAAATCACCGAAGCTAGGGCCTCCATACATTTTTGTAAAAATTGGGAACGGAGTTTTAAGACATACAGGCCTTGGATTCTCAGCCCAGTCTAAAACGGTTTCCTGCATCGTAGAAAAAACATCAATAGGCTTTTCTTCGTCAGCTACATTTTCTGTGCCTGCGCTCTTCAATGTGCTCTCAATAACATTGGCAAGCTCTGGTAAAGATTTATCAATATTACTCCTAATTTCATTTTTACCTTCTTCCAAAGATTTGTCTGCTTTTCTAGCAAAATCATATTTGATTACATTAGCAATAAAACTGGGAAGAGACTGCTCTCTGATTTGCATCTGAGATAGACAATCAAGATAATCTATAATATTTAAATCTTCGAATAACTTTAAACCAATAGACGTTAGTTTTTCAGCAACAAGCAATTTATCTACAGTTGCATTCTGACCGTAAACCGCTAGAATAGCAGAAAAAATTGCTGAGTGAACTTTATTATCAAAATGAGTTGCTTTTAAAACAGAACCATAATCAGCTACATTATCTGGCCATTTTATAAAGCCAGCTAAACATGCACGTTCTTGTTCCTGAGGAGTTGAAATTCTGCTATGATTCATTTAAATAGAAAATCTTTTAGAGATTTAGGTTTTTTCACTGATAGTTCTAAGTCTAACTGTACATCTTGAACAAAGATATCTTCCGATTTTTCTTGTTTTTGTTCTTGTTTTATTACTACACTAGGCAAATACGCTCTAATATATTTTCGACCTTCTTCACATAGATAGAAAAGAAGAGTAGAAGCTTTTTCATTTGGTACTACAGACAGAAGAGTCTTCAAATCAAATAAAGCCAAAAGCTTGTTTGCAGCTACCATTTCCTTTGGCCAAAAAATATTATCTCTTTTTGCAAGGAAATGAAAGATAAGCATTCTTGCCTCTTTAGGATTAGAAATTTTCTTTTCCTTTGGTTTAAGTTTTAAAATCAAACCGAATTTACCATGTAAATACTCTCTGATTTCCATTACTCCTTTTGATCCCATGCCTTCTAGAGACTTAATGTCTTCTAAAAATTTACCATTGAAATCTGCTTCAGAAAGGAAACCATTCTGCAATAATACATTTTTTGTCCTATTAGAAATAGGGAATTCAGAGACAAGCATAATTATTTAATAATATGAGAACCAAAAACACTCTCTATCCATTTTTCTTTTAAAGGCATATTCTTTTCGTAGATTTCAATTACTTCAAATCCATTCTTCTCAAGAAGATGCTCTTTCAGAACATCTCTATAAACCTGTTTCTCAAAATCTTCAACTGAATTTTGAAAATAAGGAGTATATTCTACATGAAATAATCCGTTTACTTCTACAGCTATTTTTCTTGAGAAATTCATCAGATCAACTCTCAAGCGAGTCTGAGGCAACAAGACTTCCTCTCCAACTACATCATCTTTCCAATACTTTTTAAAGAATTGTTTTACATTAAACTGGAAAAAGCTAAGACTATCGCCATTCCATTTTATTGCATATTTTTTCTCAGATAATGGTCGGATATTATCCTTTGCCGTTATCCATTTCATTTAAAAATTATAGAGATAATTTTTGGATTTCCGCAATTATAAGACTACAAGCCTGTACCAGATTTTCTTGAACAGATTCACTAGGAGAAAAATTTTTTAATGGCCAAAGTTCTTTAGCTTCTTTGAAATTATTATCGCCAGAAGTTTGACCATGAGCAAAACCAACAAGAGTTAAAGCAGCCAATAAAAGCTGACCATTTTTATATTGTAGGTCATGATCTACAGTATAACCTTTTTCGATCTGCTTTTCTCTTTGAGTCTTAATTGAATCTAGTATTTCTTGGATGTCTTTCATATTTTATAAAGATATATTGTATTCTTTTAGAAAAAAATCAACTGATAAATTTCCAATATTTTCATTAAAAAGTTCTACTAATTTAATATTATTTCTAATACACCATTCTCTTTTGCTATCATCACTTTTGACTTTGTTTAAGAAATTTTGCCGATTTTTATGCAACCATGGATTAAAATTTACATGGTATTCATCAGGACTCACTTCTATAGCTATTTTTTTAGAGAAATTGAAAAGATCAATTCTAAATTTGCTACCCGGAATAATAAACTCTTCTTTGACTACGTCATTTTTCCAGAATGGGTAAAGGAAATTTTTTACTTTAAGTTGGGGAATAGAAATTTTCTTATCCCAATCTATACAAGATTTAGCAACAACATTTACTTTTATGTTACCTCTTAATTTCGTTAATTCCATTAAGCTATAATCTCATTAACTTTTTTAAGAAGCCATTCGAAAACATTTTTATTATTTTCTATATAATCATAAAGAGAGGACATCCCTTGATGTTGAGTTTGTATTTCTACTCCATCATCTTTAGCCATCGAAACAATGCTTTCAGAGAAAGAATACCAAGCTCCTTTTTTAGTAACCAACTCAAATGATATAATCATATCTACGACTTCTTTCTCAACCCAAATAGCACAACCACTCCTCCCTTTTTTAATAGGGATTTTTACTTTAGAACCAGTTACATCTGTAGAAGACTTTTTAATTTCAATAGTAGCGTAAACTCCAAGAATTTTATTTTTTACAGGATCTGGTTTTTCATTCGGTTTTTCTAGAATGTAATCTCCACCATAACGAGGTTGATAGGAAAGAGTAATATCACTTTGGTGATTAATTGCTGATCCACCTGCTCCATCGCTTTGCCTTGGAGGGGTTTTACTATAAGGATCAAGTTTTATATCGGCTGTATATTGACTTGTAATCAAAAACAAAGCATCGAAGTGAACCACTTTCAAAGCTAATCTTTTAAATAAGATTTTTGTAAGAAGAGGGACACCAGCTACTTTAACATTCTCATCTCCATTCCAAAGATTCTTCTCCTTGTCTGATTTAAGAATTACGCCATCTAAAGAATCAAGAATAATGCAAAGCTTCTCTCCAGCCTCGTGCATTTTAGGTAGAATGCTTTCAATCAAAGAGGCTATAGTTTCAAAAACATTACAACTAAAAACAAAGACAGTTCCATATTCCCAATCGCTTGGATCAGTAACAAATTTCATCCCTGTTCTTTTCTGCATTTCAGGAGTTAAACGAGCCTCAGCTTTAATAAAAATGGTTTTAGATTTTTCAATCTTATCCATGTAATTTTGAGCAAAAACAAAACATTGAGAAGTTTTGCCTAACTCGCTACCCTTACCACAAACTCTGACAAAGGAGCCAGAGCGGACCTTAATTAAGGTATCTAGGCCTAAAGATCCGGAAGAAATCGTTACCTCCTCAGGTTGAAGATAATTAAAATGATTTTCCTCATTATTCTTCAAAAATGAAGAAAGCATATCTTTTGAGTCTGCTTCATTAGAGGAGTCTTCTTTCTTTTTAGATGCCATATTATTATAATTTTTTTTATTCTACTTGTTCCAATCCCTGAGTTTTTGAAGAATACAACTCGCAAGAGTTACAAACTTCATCTGTTAGACCGTGGATTCCACGCTCCAAACAATAATAACCAACAGATCTTTTAGATGCACAGCATGAAGGTCCATACTCTGCAACTGTATCTGATCTGAATTTACATGTTTCCATTTTATTTTCCATAGATAAAAGAATACACTTTAAAAAATAATCCCGCGCCTAATTAAAGACGCGGGAGAAACATCAATTTATTAAATGATAGATGTTTTTGCAACTTTCAGAACTTCTCCGTTATTAACATTTACGAAAGTAACGTAATTATTAGATATGTTCAAGATCTTTGCACAGAATTTTTGTTGTCCTCTCTTTGATCGAGTATGAAGAGTAATAAATCGACCTCGATGATTCGTATAAGAATGGGTTGCAGGTGTCTGAGCTACGATTTTTGCTGTTTCTGTTTTTGCTTTTGTTTTATTTTGCTTATTCATATAGAGATAATGTTTCAAACAAACATATTTTTGTATGCTTTACAATTAAAGCTTTTAATCTGTCTGATTGCTCTTTTGTTAAG